CCGCCACCGACGGCTCAAGACGCGTCTGCGTTGACTTCCCGTAGTCCCATTTACGCCCATTGTGCTCAAACGTGTAGTTCGCCGCTTCCATCGCATTACGCCAGGCGTTGATCTCATTAATTTTCTGTTGTCTGGCTTTTTCCACCGCATCTTCCGGTTGAGTATACGGCGCGATTTGACCATATTGACCTGAGTTCAGTGCCTGCCAGAGTTCTTTTCCATGAGGGGCTTCGTCCGTTGGTGTCGCCGTAAACGGAAGCCAGTCCGTCTCCTCCTCGTCAACTCCGGTGAGTTTCACCAGACAGTTGATACATCCCTGCCTGGTATATACCGGATCCTTAACCGCACTGATCGCTATTATCATGCCGTACCTCGTTACGCTATCCGCTGGAAAAGAGTAATAAAGTTAAACATCGAGTTCTTTCCTCCTTGCATTCCTTCTGGCATCAGATCAATATATGCGGCGGGTTTAAATGCCCGCCACACCCCCGGAATGTCCTCCTCCAGTTTCAAAAACCAGATTTGATTTGGTGTTGATGCGCCTGTTTGTGTTGTCTGTATTGAAATCAGATCAATGGAGCTACCCTGAATGTTTTCATATATCCCTGATGAAAATAAGCCTTCGCCGTCAGCATAGACAGAGGACACGCCAAAAACATAAGAACCAACCGCATATTTCCCGGTGGAAACATTGCCGTCCCTTCCGGCAACCCCCTGTGGGCCTGCCGGGCCAGCTGGTCCCTGCGGACCTGCAGGTCCTGTATCACCTTTTTGCCCCCGGGGTCCGGCCGGGCCTGCATCCCCTTTGGGACCAGCTGCACCAGCCGGTCCCCGTGGGCCTGCGGGCCCCACTGCACCAGGTGCGCCAGGTTCCCCCCTGTCCCCCTTCGGTCCGGGGACTGCTGCCCGGGTTGCTGCCTCTTCTGCCTTCGTTTTTGCTGCCTGCACTTCTGCCATTACCGCTTTCACAGCCTTTGGGGTTGCCGCTTTTGTTTCATCATCGCTGTTGGTATCGCTGCTCAGCTGTACAACACCTTTCTGTAATGTGCTGGCATCCGGAACACTGGCGACACTGCCTGCGGGACCCGCAGGACCTGCAGGGCCGGTTTCTCCCCGAGGGCCTGCGGGACCTGCCGGACCTGTTGCGCCGGGTTCACCTTTATCCCCTTTCGGGCCGGTTTGCCCTGCCGGACCCTGTGGTCCGGGTGGTCCGGCCTCTCCACGTGGGCCGGTGTCACCTTTCGGCCCCGGCGGTCCGCCCGGGTCACCTTTATCGCCCTTCGGTCCCTGTGGACCTGTTTCTCCCCGTTCTCCCTTTGGCCCCGGCTCACCTTTTGGTCCGACCGCCCCCGTTGCCCCGGCTGGTCCCTGTGCCCCTGTGGCACCCTGTGGACCTGTGTCCCCCTTCTCGCCCGCCGGTCCCCGGGCATTCTCTGCCCGTTTCTTCGCTTCCTCTGCACTCGCCGCCGACGCTTCAGCACGCTTCAGGATTTCCGCTGCCACCGCTTCCAGCTCTGCAAGCGCTTTCGGGTAATACTGCGCCTCATCCTGTTCCATCAGAAATTTATTCAGCGTTCCCGGCTCAGAATCCGCCTTCACCAGAATGTCACCCACATATGACGGGGCGTACCCTTCCGTGTTCAGCGTCACCCGGTACCACCCCGGCTCCACATCAAAACTGTAACTGCCGGTTTCCCCCGGCTGCCCCTGCGCCACCGTGGTGACTATCACTGTCTCTGTGGTGCGTCGCGCTTTCAGCTCTATGGTGCATCCCGGCACCGGCTTCCCGGTGCCGTCCTTCAGCACGCCCGATATTCTGACTGTCATAGATTTCTCCCATAAAAAAAGCCCGCAGCAGTGACGCCACGGGCTTCAGGACAGTGTAACTTTACGTTTCCTCAAACGCAGTTCATCACATGAGGCGGATGAACCTGCGAATTATAACAATGTTTGCAGAAGATAAATCGTCATATACTCTCAGAACCGGTATCCGGTGCCGACAATAAACGCATCCGTACGCCAGTCACCACGTCCTGAGGCTTCATAAGCCAGGTCGACCACGATATTTTCTGTCGGGTTAATCTGCACGCCTGCACTGTATGTCAGTGCGGTATGGCTGCGGCGTCCGCTGTCCGAGCGGGTCAGGTGCTCCTGCTTTTTACCCTCATCTGACGTGAGGGTCACATAATCACCGGCAAAAGACGACACCCGGGCATACGACACTCCGGCCAGCGCATAAGCGCTGAACCATTCATTCACGCGCACAGATGGCCCCGCCATCACGCTGAACCAGCGGTTACGCACAGAATCCTCATGCCAGCGGGTATCGTTGTAGTGCGTTTTTTGCTCACCTTCAGCATTGGCATAACTGAATGACGTAATCAGCCCCAGCGTGTCCGTAAATTCATAACGGTATTTCACGTTAATCCCGTTCAGATCATCACTACCGGTAGTGTTCGTCAGGGCATGAAGATACCCCGCACTCAGCGTGGCCTGCTGCTCAGACGCCCATGCAGGCGCACCGGATACGGCCAGACAGATGGCTGCGGACAAAATGGCTGCACAAACTTTACGCATAATTACCTCTCGCTTTTCTGCAATAAAAAAGGCACCATTTCTGGCGCCCGTATCTGGGTTATAAAATTCAGCTAATCGTGATGCCTGCAGTGGCTTTCTTCATCACCACAACCAGCAAATCGCTGATACTTGCTGTGGGATACCAGTTATTTACCAGCCATGCTGACACCGAAAACTCCAGTGTCATGTGACCGTGACCGGCAGGCATATCAATAACGCCACTGTAAATCAGCGTATTATCCAGCGCGGTACGGTTATAAATTTCAGCACCGTTTTTCCGCACTATCAGACGGCATGAGGAGTAAATATCAGTATGCTCTCTCTTATGCTTAGCGCCACTGAATGCCACCGCCGGAATAACAATCTGCCGGTCAAACGGCTGATCGTCATAAACCCTGACGGTAATGGTCCCTGATGGCCACCGCTCCGGTGCACGGGAGTCCCGGGGGAAAGCTTTGCCCACTGTTTTAACGAGATCGCCTTCAATCTGGTTCGCGGACAGTTTTCCCAGAACCCGACAGTTCTCGTTAATCGTGACGTTGTTGAGCGTCCCGGAATTCGCATTCACGTTACCGCTGATATCAGCATTTCTTGCGGTCAGCCTGCCCTCCGGCGTCAGGGAAAACGTCGGGGGATTGCCGGACGAGGTGATACTCACCGCAAACAGCCGCTTCAGGAACACATCGTTCATGAACAACTGATTCCCCTGCGCCACAAATAACGGCGTGGTGTTGCCGTCCTCCGGGTTAATCATCGCAATACGGTCAGCCAGCAGCAGTATGTTGCTCAGGGGCTGGCCATCAGTATCCTCAATCCCCGCTCCAATACCGGCAACATAGGGTATGCCATTTTTTGTTTTCTGTACCTTCAGCATGTAAAGTGCAGCAAGGTCATCATTTGTGTCCTTCTGCACGCGCTGTATCTGCTGTATGGTGGCGCTCTGGTCCTCCAGCGTTTTACTGACCGTCTGTGTGATTTCATTGCGGGTTTCTGTGATGGTGGTCTGCATTTCCGCCATCTCGTCCTTCAGCTGACTGTTGTCAATCTCTGCCCACAGCGCCTCTGCCAGATGCAGTTTTCCTATCTTTTCCCGGAAAAGTTCCAGATAGCCCGCAGCGTCATTGCTCGCCCGTCCACTGGCTTCCACAAAAGCAGATTTACCCACCAGGTTGACGCTGCGCACATAAAACCAGAAATCCTTTCCGGGCTTAATGTGCGGACCGGAGACACTCCACTGACTGCCGGTCCCCAGATAACGGGCAGAGGTTTCCACCTGTGCGGCGTCTGCAATTTTTGCCTCCGAAAACCAGAACTCAAACTGCACCGTCGGGTCATAAATGGTCAGTTTCGGGACTGCCGTTATCTGAAAATACCCCGGCGTCAGTTCAACACCGGCAGGCGCTGCCGGTGCGTTAATCCGGAACGTGGTGGTGGCGGGTTCGCCCTGCTGGCCATAGCTGTTAATCGCCCTGACCGTCAGGGTGTATTCCCCGAGAGGCAGGCCACTGAAACGGTGCTCCGTATCGGCAGTGATGGCAGTGGTCAGCAGGCGGCTGTTCTCACCGCTTCCACTGGTCAGGCGCAGACTGAAGCGCACGCCCTTCACCACCCGCGGCGTGTCCCATTTCGCCAGCGCCAGATACTGGCCGTCAGCCGCGCTCACCTCCACCGTGAGGTGCTGCACTGCCGGAGGAATGACGCTGTTCAGGGTGCCTGACTGCGGCTCAAAGCGGGCTCCGTTATCCACAATGGCTTCTTTTTCCGGTACGTGCTGCACCGCCGTGATGGCAAAGGTGCCGTCCGTGTTTTCCCGGATGGAGACACAGCGGAACAGGCGACGGCTCAGTGACGGCAGGGAGAGTCCCCACACCCCGTATGTCTCCACACCATCAGGCAGGGTACTGACCTGTATCCGGTCCGGCGCGGGGTGTGCGGTGATGTCCACACTCACCGGCTTACCGCTGCCGTTAATCAGGTTCACCGCCGATGTACCTGTCTCCGGCAGGGTAACCTCACGGTCCAGCGTCAGGGTGCGGGTGGCAGCATCAATGGACAGGACACGTCCGCCGGTCAGGGTCCCGGCATAGTCATTATCACAGATTTCAATAATGTCACCGGGTGTGTGCCGCAGCCCCTGAGACCCGAGTGTGAAATCAACCGTCTGCGTTTCCAGCAGTTCGGTCTTTATCACCCACAGCCCGGCACGGTGGGCCTGACCGCGGCTGGTACAGCCGAACGCGTCCATCTTCAGCAGGTTGCGTCCGTAGCGCAGTATGGCTTCCGGGTCTTCCACCAGTTCCGTGGAGGTCTGCCAGCCGTTCTGCGGGTCGGTGTAATTCACCTCCACCGCCGTGTGCCGGTCCTTCAGGGCACTGAAGCTGTAGCGGAACCCCACGCCGTTATCATCCACCACCACATCGCTGTTGGTGTACGGCCACACCACATCCGACGGGCGGTCCTGAACGAACGTCAGCGTCTGGCCGTTCCATACCGGCATACAGCGCATCGCCGAGCAGAAATCACTGAGAACGTCCCACGCCTTACGCTGTTGTGCCAGGTACGCATTAAAGGTCATCCGC